CCCAATCCAATGAAAGTGGATTTACAGCAATCGGGTATGCTCTTTTTAAGAGAACTTGATACGATTCAGTTTTCTTCAAATCGTATTGTGTTATTTTTAAATTACTTGAATATTCGTCTTTATACTTAAAATTAAACGTTGCAGAAGGATGAATATAATCTAGCCATGATTCAAATATCTTTTTTTCAATCATATCATCGGAAACAATGAATGTTAGTGAGACATCATTATAACTCGATAGATATGGAAATTTTTCTTCAATGCCATAAATCTTCATTGAAGTTGTCATTAAACTTCTACCTGGCAATTCTGTACTTTCACATCGAAGAGACAATAATCGCCCACTATCCGAGTAATTACTTAACGCGAGAGGTAATGGCACACTGACATCAAAATGGTGCGGCCTAGCCAGTTCTTTATTAAAAGAAGAAAGGAATTTTGATATTGAACCTGTTGCCATTACACAACACCTCTAATTTGTTTTAGTGAATCTGAATAAACTTCGTTGACTTTTGCTTTGACAAACTTTGCTGTGGGTAGAAATATAGCAGTCTCCCACTCCTGCGGTCTAACTGGTATAATTCTTGAACGCACTTGTGAATGCAGATAATACTTCATGCAAGGCTTAAATTCTCTTAGATTTTTCGTTGCACTCAGTATCTCATATGTCACGCGCATTCTCTTGTTTTCATCAGTATCATTTGTTATTTCAAAATCAATGAGCTTATCTAGAAATGCTGCTCTGTATAATGGCGGTAAATAATGTAGGTTTAGACCAGTAAAACCGTCTCTACCCTTTGACAGCGGTATCACTAACGGAAAAGTATCATAATATGGCAACGTAGCCTTGGTGATCGGATCATAGAAGAAATGATAAAGCCCGCCGATATTGAACGTCTTTGTCTTTCTATCTTTCTCTGCTGCTATTTGTTTTGCCAAATCACCAGGCGACTTAATCTTTTTTATTTCGTTTCGATACCATGCAGCAGACTCTCTAGACAAAAAATCTAGGTCGAGTGCTGATTTCTTTTTTGCTAAGTCTGTTAGTTTTGATGCCATGCCATATTTATGTTAGAACTTATACGCGACTAAATCGTAATTGTCAATGAAACAAGTATATCCGTGATGAGTTTCGAGCAACCACTTCAGATAAACTGCTTTAGTATATGTAATGTGCGCGATTTCTATCTTGAACAGTTTCGGCAGAACATTCGACTGCAGTATCTGCATTGCAATGTCATAGTCAAAGCCCTCAGTATCGATTTGAATGAAATCAATGTCACCGTGCTTTATATTCCACATTTGAATGAATGAATTGAACGTAATGCCATTGATTTTCTCGGAGATCATGTGTGGCACCAGTTCTCGGATGTGTGAATCTGGCACAAGAGTAGAGCAACCGTCAGCCCAAGGCTCAACAAGACCCTCACGGATCTTCTGTTCCGGTACGCGGAAGATGTCCAACTCACCATCAGTGTTCGCTATAGCAGAGCATTCAAAGAACAAACCAGGCGTGTCCTGGTAGTTCGTGACAAGCTTCATGAACATGTCGGGTAACGGCTCAACAAGATAGCCACGCCAGTTGAAGTTTTGCACATATCTGTGCAAGTCATCATGGCTCACGCCGTCCATTGCACCGATCTGTATGAAGTTGATGTTACCTTTTTTATTTCTGTTGAATAGTCTGAGTATTTCTTTGAACGTCTTCGGTGCTGGTGTTGTTTTTGTCAGCCACTCTAGTTCTGTTCTCTCTTCGTTTGGTGTGTACCAGCCTTGATTCGATAGGTTTTGCAAAGACTGAAAATACTCTTTGTACATTTTGCCGACTTTTTCGAATGAGTAATTCTTGACTGCCCATTCTCTACACGCGCATGGTGAAATGGTATCGATGTTCTTGGTTGCCCATAGAAACTGCTCAAATGTCCGGCATCGAAAGCCAGTCACGCCGTGCTGTACAGTTTCTGTGAATGCGCCCCAATCGACTGTGATCACGGCAAAACAAACCAGATGCGCCAGCCATAAGTTTCTTACGTTTCTCAACGTCAGCATAACCAACATATGAAACGTGATCAGGCCATTTATCACCAAGATTGCAGTCTTGTGGACCGTTGGTTGTACCGGCGAGAATCAACTTTTTGCCAAGCTTTTCACATACTTGTGCTGCAATGTCAACGCCTTTCGACCACATGATTCGACCACACATCAAGAAGTAACCTTCTTTTTGTTCACGATATTCGAATTCGGACAGGTCAAAGCCGGACGGAATCACAGCATCATAGAACTTGTATTCTGCATTAGATACTTTTGATGGACCCTGCAGCCCGTGCATAACTGCATAAGATTCATAGACTTTATACGGCGCGAATGCAGACGGATAACCAATGCTCGGCTCACATGCAAACAAATCTGGGTGTGCATCACACACATCTTTCTGTGCCAGACCAAAAAAACAAAGTATGATGTCGCCAGTTTGTTTTCTCTTTGCAATCTCACGAATCGCATTTTCGTTGAATGTTTTCTGTACAATATCACCCATTACATACTTGAGCCCACGATTTTTCCAATCGTAGATACCATAAGCATCATCTAGAAGTTTTTGTGTTGTGACAGTTACATGTTCATCACAAATAACTTGAGACGCTTCATGCCCGTAGTGAATAACATACATGCCTTGTTCTTTATACATCTTGCAAAAGTTAATGACCTTTTGCGTGAATGCACATACTGTATATTCTTTTGTTGATGCTGTATGCGGTACAGCAAGCACATGCAATCTAATCATAATTTTCCAATCATTAAAAGTGTAAATCTTCCTCTGTCAATACTTTGAAAGCCCAGCCGCGGTCGGCACAAAACTCATTTGCTGCTTTCCATTTCGCTTCGTTGATGCCCCAAGTGACAACTTCTTGAATGTATTGCTTTGTCACTTTTTTCTTTTTCTCGGGCGGCTTCGTTTGTTTCTTGGGCTTTATCTCAAGAATCATTGCACGGATTATACCATCACTTTGTTTGACACGCACAAAGAAATCTGGAAAATATCTGTGCATCTTACCATCAACCGGTGACTTGTATGGTATAACTATTTCTTCTGAGCCCCACTCAACGATGTTCTCATTCTTATCTAGCCAGTTCATGACTCGACATTCCCATGATGAACGGTAGATTATGTTGTTATAGTCACCCTTGTATTTCTGTGGGTTTTTCGGATGAAATTTTCCAGAGTAAGCCATATTAATTGTTTCTTGAAAAGCACATAAATATATAGTCAACGTTCTAAGGGCAAAAAATGGCAGAATCCTCAATGACAAATCCAGTTTTCGTTACTGGTTTGAGCGTGGCTGGTTCGAGTGATCAAACTCAATTTGCAGATGGACCACTCAAAGACCTCTATAAAAATAAATTTAAAAACACAATATATCAATTTCCTGATGATTTGGGAACGAATAAGCGTGGGCATGTCATTATGTTCACGGTTCAGAAAAATTTACCGGGCACACAACAAGCTCTCAGGGAATCTGATGTAAATCAAGTTATTGGCGCAGGCGTTAATTTAGCTACAAACATAATTGAAAGCGGTCGACAAGCCTTTGGTGGGGATATCGCCGGAGCCGTACAAAATACTTTTGAGCCGGTTAGAGAAGCATCCAGTTCAATAAGTAACTTTTTCAATGCATTAACAAGTGGTTTAAGAAGAGAAGATGGAGATAGTATTGCACTTTATGTTCCAGACACAGTAAACGTTCAATATGCAGCACAATATGCAGATGTTAGTTTAACAGGCGCATTAGGTAAACCACTTTTTCTTGCACAAGGTGCAGCATCATTATACAATAAATTGTCTTTGGATCAAAGCGCATCTAAAAATCTTTCAAGTCTTGCAAATGATCCTTATGTGCGCGCCACATTAACTGGAATCATACAGAATAGATTAGGCACTAACAATTTACAAGAGTTAGCTGTAGGTGCTGTCGGTTATGCATTTAATCCACAAACACAAGTTTTATTCTCAAGTATTGAACCGAGAGAATTTCAATTCGATTTCATATTAACACCAAAAAATGCTAAAGAAGCAGCAGAAATACAAAACATTATAAGAACATTCAAGAAAGCTGCGGCACCAGAATTTGAACCTGGTTTTATCACCAGGGAAAGTTTATTCATGAAAGTTCCAGACGCTTTCAAAATCAAATTCTTATACAATGGGCAAGAAAATCTTAATGTGAATAGAGTTGGTGATTGTGTACTTAAAAGTATAGATGTCGATTATTCTCCAAACGGATGGTCAACATTTAAAGACGGCTCTGCAGTTCAAACACGTTTAACTCTTCAGTTTAGAGAAATCTTCATCATCGATAAAAACAGAATTAACGAAGGTTACTAATGCTTTACTTCGATACATTACCGAAAATAATAACACCGGACCAAAATGGGCAACCTATTTTGCTCACAAATATCATGGTTCGTGCAAGACTGCTCGAAGAATTTGAAAACAATCCTATGTTATTTTATCAATACAGTATTCAAGATGGTGATACGCCAGAAATCATAGCTGATAAGTATTACAGTGACTCATATCGATACTGGATCGTTCTTTATTCAAATAGAATACTCGACCCTTTATGGGATTGGCCACTTGATTCGAATCTATTCTTAAATTTCATCAACGAAAAATACGCAACAGAGGCTGCAGCAGAAAACAAAACACCTTTTGAGTATACAAACACTACGGTTTTTGCATACCAAAAGGTTACGAAAACAACAAATCTTGAAAATTTGTCAGAAAATATAATTTATACTAATTTATCACAAACACAATATAATGCATTAGTTCCTAGTACAAATACATATACGATACCAAATTCACCGTCATGTATTGTTGAAATAACAAAAAGAGCAGTTACAATTTTTGATTATGAATATGAACTAAATGAAAATAAACGCATCATCAAAATACTTAACAACGCTTTCGTATCAGACTTCGAAAGAGCTTTTGAGGGAGCTATGGGAGTATAATGTATAACGAATTTGATTCACCATCGAATTCACTTAATGCAACAACTGTAATTGACGAGTATGCATTAAGTGAATTAAATTTAATAACACCTGAAGCCACAGTAAGTCTTAAGGCAATGATGCTCGAAATATCTTACTATGAAGATATTTTCAACTGCAGCACATCTGGGCATGTGCTAATCAAAGACTCTATTTCACTTATTGATAATTTAGGCATTTGCGGTAACGAATTTCTTAAGTTGACATTCAAGAGAAGTCCTAAAGCAAAAGATGAATATTCGAGATATTTTAGAGTATACAGAGTAAGCGAGAGAATTCAAGACAATAATTTTACTGAGACATACTCATTGCATTTCTGTTCAGAAGAACTATTTCTTTCAGAACAAATCAAAGTCAACAAGTCATACAAAAATATGGCTATTAATGATATAATCTACGATATACTCAAAAATTATTTACAGATACCTGTGAATAGAATCAACATGGATCAATCAAAGGGTCTATATGATTTTATCATCACTAATAAAAAACCATTTCAAGCAGTAAATTGGCTAACAAATATAGCACAACCGTTCGATAAAGGCGATTCTACAGACGGTGCCGATTTCTTATTCTTCGAGAATCAAGATGGATTTAATTTCTTGTCACTGGAAAAGATGTACAAGAAAAATCCTTATTCAACGTATACGTACAACGTACACAACGCTGGAAGATTAGTGGGAAACGGAACATCAACAGATGAATTGTCCAGATCACTTACTGGCATTAAATCATATAAATTTTTAGACACATTTGACTCTCTATATGGTGTTGTAACCGGTGCTTTTGCTAATAGTGTTAGAATAGTTGATCCGCTCACGAGAACGCACAAAGAAGTTGTATTCAACTACAATGATTATTTCAATAGTGGTTCAAACTTGAATAAATCACCAGTTATAGGGTTTGTCAAAAATAGACTTGGTAAATACCCATATGAAAATTCACAAGCGGTTTTCAAAGAAGTGCAGTCGAATATGGAGCATAAAAAAGCTAAACATTTGAGTGACACACCTTCCGCAGTTGCAAACGATATTATGGCTGAAGTTTTCGTTCCGTATAGAACTGCACAATTGGCACTTGCCACTTATTCGAGACTCAGAATAGTTCTAACAGGAGATCCAAATTTATCGGTAGGTAAAGTTATTCAAGTCAATTTACCTTCTAACGTTTCAAACTCAGGCAAGTATCTTATCACAAGTGTTAGACACATAATCGATGCTAAAATGAGATATGAAGTTGTCGTTGAAGTGGCGAAAAACAGTTTCTCAAAAAGATTTCCTTCTTCTGAAACTAACCCAGAATATACAAAGGCTAAAAAAGGCGAAAAATGATGATGGACAAAAAAGACGATCATTCAATGGTTGATTTTAATTGGTGGATAGGCGTTGTTGAAGACAATCAAGATCCAACCAAACTAATGAGATGTAAAGTTAGAATTTTTGGGTTACACACGGAAAAACTAGACTTGTTACCCACGGAAGATTTACCTTGGGCTTCACCTATGTGCCCAGCAACAGCAGGTGGTTCAAAGTCTTCTTCATACTTCAAAGAAGGTGACTACGTTTGTGGCTACTTTTTGGACGGTCCAAACGCACAAGCACCAGTTATCATTGGTTCGATGCCTGGTGCACCGCAAACACCACAAAAACAAGGAACAGGCTTTAGTGCGGAAGCAAAATATTACAGAAATCCTATACCTAAGAGTGAAATACCACAACCAATTTCAAATGCATTGGAACCAGCAGTTATACAAGCAACAATTGAAAATGGCGTGAATACCATAATTAAAAAAGTGACTGCTCCTGCCATGTTGATCAACAGAATAGGTTTTCCTACGATTCCGGCTACGACATACAACGTTGCAGGTACTACCATTCAAATTGCAAACGAACAAACAGTGCATTCTTGTGATTTCAAATTTCTGATTAATTTTGGAAATTTGAATTTGGATGTAATTGAAAATCCAATTACAATTATTAAAAATGCAATAGCACAAGCTAAAAATAAAGCTGCGACACTTATACAAGCAGCAATACAGAAAATTATCGATGCGTTTAGATTGGTGACAAAGGGTATTATTATCACAATGAATTTGGATCCTAGCGGTGAAATAGCTAAGGCTTATTCAAAGTTAAAAGACATCATACGAAAGATCAATTATTACGCAAAAATAGTAGCGAAATATGTAGGTGCTGCAGCATTCGTTGTTGAATTTGTCAAACAACTCAGACAAATAGTTGAATATATCAAAAGTCTACCGCAAAGAATAGTGGCTATGTTAAAGGATTGTTTATCTACATTTTTAGGTGGTATAAACGATGCAATTAACAGCGTTAAAATCATTCCACAAACAATCGCAGCTAGTTTAACTGATGTTTTTCAAAATTTAGCGGATACCACTCAAACAGTAATTAATGAGTTTCAAGAAGCTGCGAATACAAGTTCTAATAATGAAATCGCATTACCCAACAATTTCATAACATATATAACATCACCAAGCACAGCAAACACACAAGAGTTAATTAATTATTACGCCACTGTATATCCGAATACAAACGTAGTAATTAGTCAATACACAGTCGAATCATTCAATGTAGCAAATAGCACATCACCATGACAACAAAACCAGATTTTTTCTCAGGATGGGTTGAGCCTGAGTCTGCAGCAAATACAGATTATCAACCGATATATCCTTTCAACAATGTAACACAAACAGAGTCTGGTCATCTATTCGAGATGGATGATACACCTAAACGTGAAAGGATACGTTTAGCGCATAGAACTGGAACTTTTATCGAAATGCACCCTAACGGAGATGAAGTTCATAAAGTATTCGGTGATGGTTATGAAATTACTATCAAAGACAAAAATGTTCTTATTCAAGGTAAGTGCAACATAGAAATTCTTGGAGATGCAAACATTCATGTTCATGGAGATAAAATCGAACAAGTTGACGGAAATTACGAACTTCGCGTAAAAAAGAATTTCAATCAAGTAGTTGAAGGTGTTACACTGTTCACATCAAAATCTGATATGGACATAGCAGTCGGAACGAATCCAGTATCGGGCGCCGGGCTTACAATTTCAGTTATGGACTGTATTGTCTTCAACGGCGATTTCAACGTGAATGGAGAAATAACATCCGATAAAATAACATCACGAGGTAGAATTGATGGTGAAGGTATTAGTGCTGGCTTACAGGGTTTTGTATCACTTAAAGGTGGTTTGGCAATCGGAGCTCCGCCGATTGCAATACCCAACATGATTTTATGCTCTGGTATTATCGCATCAACGGTAGGAATGATGACTGGTGGATACGTTAAAGCGTCAGGAACAGTAACGGCACCGACAGCAGAATTTGGAACAATGAATGCTGTATTGATGGCAGATAAAATTAACACAAACATATATGATTTTCACATACATCCTGCGCCAAAAGGTTATACTGGCGCACCATTGACACCAATGACTGGAGCTTTTTAAATTATGGCAAATTACGGAATTTTTGATAAACTTGGATTTCCACCTTCGTTATCAGCAAATACAATCACATATTCCGATTCCACAATCAAATCTTTAAATAGTGTACCTGCACTATTAACAGATTGGCAGATGGAAGATATTGCGACAGGCAATGCAAATGGGTATTTTATCAACCCAGCAAATTCTTCTATTAATACAATCAACACACAGTTTCATTTGATCAGCACAATTAGTATCAATGTTGATGGTCTAGAAAATATTCTCTTAGCGTCAAATAATGTTCTCGACAGTAACAACATAACAGATTTTTTAGATCATACTGATAGACTTTCAAATGTGAAAGATCCAAGTGTTGATGCAGATTTACCACACTATCAAACTGCGATTTCTGCTGGAAAAATTCTTTCTTACTTACTCTATCAAAGTGATGGTATATCTAATAACGCAGTTTTCATTGGTAATTTCGGTTCAATTGTAACATACAACACGGTCGTTAATTATGCAACTACAGTCACAAACGACAGAATTTTGATACAAAATAGCATAGTCGAAGATTTAATATCTGGTAATTACAGCACACTTACAACTGAACAAAAAACAGCCATAACAAGTAATATAACATCTTTGAACAATTTTATCTATACTACGATGACAAGCGACAAAAATTTCTATGCTAACTGTAGGAACATAATCTCACAATACAGCACAACAAGAGAATTTAACGGTCTAGGCGAATCACAAAACTACCTAATCAACAATTTCATAGGTTCTCCGAAACTTTTGAGTAGATTATAAAATTTCGAAAATTTCGTTCCGGCCCCTAAATTTTTTTGAGTGGTTCCACGGTTTTAAAAAAGTCATTTTACTCCAGAGATAAATAATAAAATGCCAGCACCAACACTAAAAAGAAGATACTCTGACATCGATTTCGCTTTCACCAGAACACCTGGTCGAAACGATATCGCTTTGAGTTATGATGAGATGGCTGTTGTGCGTTCAGTTAGATATTTGCTTCTGACTAATAATTATGAGAGACCGTTTCAACCTGAAATAGGCTCTAATGTACGTAAACTACTATTCGAACCACTAGACTATATAACTACTGAAAAACTTAGAAGCGCGATAGAGAATACGATCACAAACTTTGAACCGAGAGTGAAAATATCGCAGATTACTGTCAGAGCAAACGAAGATAAAAATGCATATGATGTTTCAATGTCGTTCTACATAGGTAACAATGTTCAGCCGACATCCATCAACTTAATTCTTAAGAGAACAAGATAATATGGCAGCAGCAAATTCAGGATTGCAGATTACCAATCTAGACTTCGGTTCTATTAAGAACAGTTTAAAGTCATTTCTACAGCAACAAAGTACACTTCAAGACTACAACTTTGAAGGCTCTGCATTATCTGTTCTCTTAGATGTTCTTTCATACAACACACAATACAATGCGTACTATCTGAATATGATTGCAAACGAGATGTTTCTCGATTCATCGATTCAAAGAGGTTCAGTTGTTTCACATGCAAAGTTATTAAATTACGTACCAAGATCAGCAGTTGCACCGAAGGCTACAATAAATCTAACAGTAAATCAAGTAACAACTTCAACGCTAACATTACCTAAATTCGCAACATTCGTTTCAGAACCAATTGATGGCGTAAACTACACATTTGTAACAACAGACGCAACAACAGTTAACGTATCAGCAAGCACAGCATTGTTTCAAAACATACAAATAGCACAAGGCATTCCTTCATCTTTCAGTTTCACGTATAATGCGACTACCAATCCTCAACAGATATTTCAAATACCAGACACAAATATCGACACTGCAACATTACTAGTCACAGTACAAGAATCATCTTCAAATACAGCTTTCGAAACATACACACAAGCATCAGACTATATTGGATTAACACCGAGCAGTAAAGTATACTTTCTTCAAGAAGGAATGAACGGAAACTACGAGATATATTTCGGAGACGGCATTCTAGGCAAATCATTAGTCAACAACAACGTAGTTAATATTTCATACATCTCAACAAATGGCACTGCAGCCTTCGGTGCAAACTCTTTTACAATCACTCAAAGTGTAGGCGGTTTTTCTAATACAGTAACTCAATCAATAACATCCACAACACAAGGTGCAGACAAAGAAAACATTGAATCAATTAAGTTCTCTGCCCCGAAATCATTTGCGGCACAGGGACGAGCAGTTACAAAAGAAGATTACATTTACTTAATTCAAAACAATACAAGCAATTTCCCAGTTGATTCTGTTTCTGTATGGGGTGGTGAAGAAAACGATCCGCCAGTCTATGGGCAGTTATTCTGTGCGATTAAGCCTTCAGGTGCTTTCACACTAACACCGACACAAAAAGAAAGAATCATTACAGAAGTCATTAAGCCAATTAGTGTCATGACTGTTGTGCCTACAATTGTAGATCCAGATTATACGTTTATTAATATTGATACAAAAGTTCTATACAACTCTAAAAGAACAACTTTAACTGGTGGACAAATTAAAGACGCTGTTTTGAATTCGATTCGAAATTTTGGAACACAAACTCTGAATACTTTCAATTCTACATTCAATACACCACAATTAATAACAACAATTCAAGCAACTGATCCTTCTATTGTAACGAATGAATCCACAATTAGAATGCAGAAGAAATTTTATCCAACTTTGAATGCAAAAACAACATATACATTGAATTTTGGATCTAAAATCAGAAAAAATAACTTTGTTGATGGTGTCAGAAGTTATCCAGATTTTAGTGTAACTGATGTTAATGCTCCAAATAATATCAGAACTGGTGTATTTTTTGAGGAAGTTCCGACAACAACAGGCGGAATATCAACAATCAATGTAATGAATCAGGGTTTTGCATACACAAAAAGACCTACAGTGACAATTGTTGGCGATGGAACTGGAGCTGAGGCTTACGCAGTTCTTTCTGGTGGAAGAGTTACTAACATCGTTGTAACAAATCCTGGATACAATTACACACAAGCCATAGTAACGATCACAAACGCATCTGGAGATACAACCGGCGCTCTTGCCGCAGCTACTGCGGTTCTTGAGGGTTCTCTCGGCACTCTAAGAACATATTACTTCAATAATAATACGAAAGTAATTTTAAATGCTAACGCCGGAACAATCGATTACAATAAGGGTATCGTAACACTAACTAATTTTGCTCCATTATCAGTTAACAATGACCTTGGTGTTTTTAGTATTTCTGCGATGCCAGATAGCACGATCATTTCTTCGACATATAACAGAATTGTTTCATTGGACGAATTTGATCCAGATGCAATCAAAATAACTGTATTAGCACAATGACAATCTATAACAAAACATCGTTAAAGGTAGCTAGTCAGCTACCAGAATTTGTCAGAGCGGATCAAAATTATGAAACCTTCGTTGCTTTCCTACAGGCATATTACGAATGGATGGAACAACAGAACATTGGCGCCAACGCACAGGGTGCCATATATGGCACCCAAAACCTATTGAAATATAAAGACATAGATTTTGTTGACACCGGAGACACTTACAACAAATTTATTAACTACTTCTTGAATGATTTCTTGCCTAATTTCCCAAGAGATGCTCTGGCGGATAAAGCGAAACTTATCAAAATAGCCAGAAATCTTTATAAAACAAAAGGCACACCAGCTTCATATCAATTTCTTTTCAGAGCATTATATAATTCGGACGCCGAATTATTTCTTACGAGAGATGTTGTATTAAGAGCATCTGATGGTAAATGGTACGTTTCTAAAAGTTTAAGACTTGCCACTAACGATGAACAGTTTCTATCGATTTCAAATTTAAGAATTTTTGGCGAAACATCGAAATCGATAGCAACTGTTGAAAGAGGTATCAGAAACGGTAACCGCATTGAATTATACATTTCAAACATTGAAAGACTATTTGTTTCTGGTGAAACAATTCGTGTTGTCGATAACAACAACAAAACATTATATTTCAAAGACGGTGAAGTAGTTGCGGAGGGTACAGCAGGGTCTTCTGTTTTACGCGCAAAAATAATTGGAACAATTTCTTCTGTACAAGTAAACCCAAATAAAAGAGGTCAACTTTATAAACCGAGAGATATTGAAAATGGATATCTTGGTGACCCTGTAGTTTTTTATGGTGGATTAGAATCTGCAAATGGTATCGGCGCAGAAGCTTATGTTCTAGAAACAACATCCGGTTCTATACGTGCAATTGACACGATAGGGGGTGGGTATGGTTATAGACCAGACCCAAACACAGTAATAACATTTGTCGGTGGAGGTGGTTCAGGTGCAATTGCTAACGTTTCAGGTTTGGATCCCAGCGTAGCAAATACTGTTAATGTTGTTTATATACCAACAGATTTTATTTCACCTGCAGCAAAACTCATAAAGATTGATGGAATATATTCATTCTTCTCTGCGAACGTAAATGCCAACTTAAACTGCTCACTGGCTAACGCATTCAGTTTTACTGGTTTTTCTACTAATCCTATAAGCTCTGTGATTGTTAACAATGGTGGCGGAGGTTACACAGGTGTCCCATCGGTACAGGCGGATTCATTATACAACACTTCTTATCCAAACACAAAGGCTAAACTTGGAAGTTTAGGTATACTTGGGCCTATCAAAATTGTGTCACCAGGAATGGGATATGCAACGGGCGAGTTCGTTGTTTTCTCTAATACAGCCGGCGGTGTAGGTGCGAATGCAAAGATAACAGTTGATGGTTCAGGCTCAATTACATCAGTTTCATACGCATATTCAAATACAGCAAATAAAGTTGTTATCGCGCCTCTAGGTGGTATTGGTTATCGAGAAGACAGATTGCCAGATTTATCAGTTGCTACTGCAGGTGGTTCCGGTGCGGTGCTTCAAGTTTCAGGTATTCTCGGAACTGGTGCTGAACTTCAGGCTGTTCCAGATGAGAGAGGTATTGGTGCCATAACATCAATTTTAGTGACAAATTTCGGCGAAGACTATATTGCTGCACCAAAAGTTTCATTAAAAGTCAGAGACATGATTGTAAGCAATATTGCTACAACAAATTTACCCGTAGCAGGCGATGTAATCTATCAGGGCACTAGTCTGACAAGTTATGTTTTTAAAGCGAACGTAGATTCTGTTTCGGTTATTCAACCTGATATCAATCCATTACAAGCAAAATATAGATTACGTGTTTATAACTACACATCAAGTACAAAAACCAACCTTCAACTAAAAATAACTGATAGACCAAGTGGACCGAATTTGTACATTGACTTAGATACTACATTTAACACATTTGATTCTTCGGGTAACTATCTGTACAGAGAGGGTGTAAGAACATACGGTAACGGTGCAGCAGAAGCTACAGCAAGATTCTTGAATGGCTTGATCATTGGACAAGGACAATATTTGAATGATGACGGTTTCCCAAGTTCATATCAAGTGCTTCAAGATGAAAACAATAATAATTTCACATATAGACTGAAAGTTCAAGAATCTTTTTCTGCGTACAAACAAGTTCTATATGGCTTGTTACACCCAGCAGGAACAAAAGTTATACCTGTTAATACACTGAAGTCGCAAGCAAATATTAATGTACAGAGTATTTCTTTAGCATCTAATAGTTTACCTTTATCATATTACACAGGTACAGCAGGCTCAAATGCGAGAGTTTCAGGATCATTCACGAATCCAAGTAATAATATAATTAAATTCGATGCTCTTGCTGGTGCCAACATAGCCGAATTTATAAATGTAAATACTATTTTGTCTATTTCTAATGTACATGGACCAAATCTTTATTCGACTGTTGTATCAGTAGATCATACATCAAATACTGTAGTAGTTCGTGATAACATTTTCTTAAGATATGCCAACGTGGCTAGAGGAAATGTTGTCAATACAAACACTAGAATAAATATTACAGAAATAACAAATCAATATGATTTGATCAACAACGGTGAATATAGCAACACGGAAAACAAATTTAGAGATATTGCTTTTGCTGGAGACAATGTAAGAATATATTATAATTCTAGCAATATCTACATGGGAACAATTACTTACGTTGAATACTCAAACAATGTAATTTTCGTATCCCCCGCTCCAACTTTCAATGGAAATAATTCTTTGATCACTGTCGGAAGAGATTTGTTATCAACAGATGTACACATTTACAATACATTAGGCGTTGCTGGTATACCTTATCTAACGACACAATCAGGTGATGTAATCATCACACAAGACAACAGGGTTATAACACTAGGAATCTAAAATGGCAACAGTAAAAATAACAGAATTACCTTATATTACTACATTACAGCCAAACACAGCCAACACAATTATTGTGGGTGTTGATGTTCCTAGCGATACTACTGGGCAAATTACGCTTACAACCCTTGCGAGAGGTTTGTATTCCAATAACAACTTGTATGTTGGTAATAGTGATGTTGTTTTTGCTAATTCTATAGGAGAATTTGTTGGTAACTCCAGTGCTTACTTGCAGGTTGTTTTACATAACAATACATCAGCAGGTTCTGGTGATTTTGTTGTTACAGCAGATGACGGTGATGATACTAATCAATATCTTGATTTAGGTTTGAACGGATCAACATATTCTGATGCTGCATATTCAGCATTAAAAGCACACGATGGTTATCTATATGTGCAAAGTACAACGCCACAAGGAAATTTAACAATCGGTACCGCAGCCGATGCAAGAATTAATTTCATGATTGGTGGCACAGAACAATCTAATATTGTAGCGTACTTCACAAAAACTGGAATTTATTCTCCCGCAATCAGTGCGTTAGTTGCAGCAAACGTAGCCACACTCCGCGGTGAGATTACTGCTAACGCAGATTCAGCTAATTCGGTTATCAATACGCGCATCTCTGCTAATATTGCAACAGCAAACTTATTTACGCAGGCAGCATTCAACAAAGCAAATAGCGCACTCGCAAATACAACTGGAACTTTTGGTGGCGATCTAAGAATTTCTGGTAATGTAACAGTAACTGGGCAAACTAGTTCTACAGGTCCAATTACAACTGGTAATTTGATTGTCTCTGGTACATCGAACTTCACTGGTAATGTTGTAATGAATGCTGCAACATATTTGACTGGTTCTGTAACTGTTAACAGTACATTAGTTCTTGCAAATAGTAATTTCAATGCGACAGAAGCTGCAATGACTATTACTGCTTCGCCGAGCGTAGCAACACCATCAAATGATGGTTATATGCTTCATATCTCGGGTAAAAACGGAGTCCCTTCACGTGTAGTTGCTGATTCTTATGGTACAGGTTCTTATATTGTCTACGCAGGACGTGCTGCAAGAGGAACAGTAACATCACCCACTGCTCTACAAACAAACGATGTGATATTGAGACTCTCAAGTAACGGTTATGGTACAACAAAATATCAAACACTAGGCGTTGGTCGTATTGATTTTATTGCTGCAGAAAACTTTACAGACGCAAATACAGGTTCAAGAATTGAATTCTATAATTGCCCTTTGCAATCAAACACTCTCAATAAAATTGCATCATTCAACGGCGATTCAGTGGAGTTTACAGGTGCAGTAAGCCCATCAAAAGGTTTCATCTACACACCAAGAATATTAACTGGCGCTCAGACTGCAATTACAATAAACTTTGCAACAGATTCTATGGTAAGAGCTACGTTCAGTAGCACACTTACGATGTCTTTTGCAAATTATACATATGGAAAAATTGTTGAAGTTTGGTTAACAAACACTGCTGGAACAGGACAAACAATTAACTTAGGTACTCAAGCAAACAATTCAACAACAGGTGCTACATCACTTTCTGTAGCATCTCAAAGATCCGCGAAATTACAATACTTCAGTATCGATGGTGACTTAGCAAATACATTTGTTGCTGTTACATACAACTAATAGGAATTTAAAATGCCAGTATCAAATACAGGAATTTTGACATATAACTCTGGTGTCTACAATCTTCTTTTGAATTATAACGCGCCGAGTTCTACAATTGGTTCTACAGGTTCTTTATTAGGTACTTTGTACTGTGCATTAGCAAAAGTCGAACCATGGCCAGTTGAAGAGGTGCCGCCTGCGCCGGAACAAACACAATACTATATCAAGAACTTTTTCAAAAACATGTTTGCGGCTAAGAAAATTGGTACCAACGATATGTCACCTGTCATTGAAAGAATAAATTGGACTTCTGGTACAGTTTATGACCATTATGATGATAAAGAAGATATGTTTGAATTAAATGCCAACGGAACTTTAGTTAAAAAATTCTATGTTCGAAATAGATTCGATCAAGTATTCAAGTGTCTTTGGAACAATAATGATGGTCAGTCAACAGTTGAACCTGTTTTTGAACCAGGAACTTTCAATCCAAATCAAATCTTTCAGGGTGCAGATGATTACAAATGGAAATACATCTACACAATCTCTGCTGGATTGAAAATCAAATTCATGGACGAAAGTTGGATGCCAGTGCCTGCAGGTAACACAGTTCCAAATCCTGTAGCTACTACAGCTGGTATCGGTTCAATTGATGTAATCAATGTTCTTGATGGCGGTACCGGATACGATGAAGCGAATGGACCAGTTACTGTGGTTATCACGGGCGATGGTAACTCAGCTTCCGCGAATGCTACTGTTTCGTCAGGATCAATAACTGATATTGTAGTAGCAACTACAGGATCAAATTACACATACGCTAATGTTTCTATCGTTAGTGTAATAGGTTCTGGTGCAAACGCGATTGCATCAATCTCACCAATTGGTGGACACGGTTACAATCCTATCTCAGAACTCGGTGCAAGAAATATTATGTTAACGGCCACTTTCGATAAAAATGAAAACGGAAACATACCAACAGATATTGATTTTCGACAATTGGGTATTCTAGTTAATCCATATTCTTATTTCGGTGTTACATACGGCTTAGCAAACGCTGAAGTTTATAAAACAACAACTGATTTTGTTGTGTCTGCTGGCTTCGGTGCATTTACACCCGACGAAACAGTTTATCAAGCAGAAAACGGTCTACTTGAAAATAGCACATTCAGAGCAACAGTTTTAAGTTTTGACAGCACTTTCAATACGGTAAAGTTAATAAATACATTTGGAACTGCAACCGATGACACAGTTTTGTATGGTGCAACCAGCGGCACAACTAGAGTTCTATTGCAACAACAAACACCAAGTTTTATCAAAAATTCGGGTTATCTAATTTACCTAGTTAACAGAACACCTGTACAAAGAAATGAAGATGGTGAAGAACAATTCAAATTAGTTTTAGGATACTAAAGGAAAAAAATGCTAAATTTCAATGTAGATCCTTATTATGATGATTTCGATCCAAGCAAGAATTTCCATAGAATTCTTTTCAAGCCTGGTCGTGCAGTACAAGCTAGAGAATTAACTCAAGCTCAGACAATTCTACAGGATCAAGTATCAAAATTTGCTGATCATATCTTCAAGCAAAACACTACAGTCAAGGGTGGTTATGTTACAGTCAATAATAAGGCAACATATATTAAACTAA